ATACATAAGTCAGGGGGATTGAATGATTACTCTTCTTACCATTGATGGCCACACAATCAGAGCTACTAACAACTATGTTGGTCATATCACAGCTCCAAGACGGCCAGCGCAGAATGGTTCCGGTGCAGGTCAGGGGCAATCCAATGGGCGCAGGCAGAATCGGAATCAGAAGCTATGTAAAAGCAATGGACTGGGACGAAGTGCAGGCGGGGGTAGGGGTAAAAGCAAAAATAGATAGGGTACTGGACTATGAAATCTACAATTGAAATTACCAACCAAGCCCGAATATACCGACTGACAATAGTAGGTGATCAAGTCTATCTTGATAATGAGAGGGAAGAGAGCATGGCCTTCAGCGAAAAAGATTTGTTCGATATTATTGACGATTATTTCAGGAGAGAGCTTTAATGGCTAAAGGACTTACGGTTAAGCAAGAAAAGGCCTGTCGTAAGTATATTGAGGTAGGCGATATGACAGCTTCTTATCGCCATGCATATTCCACAAAAAACATGAAGCCTGAAACTTTATGGCGTAGGGCTTTTGCATTGTTCAATGAAAACAGCAAGGTAGAGGCAAGGGTAAAACAACTAAGGTCTGAATTAGCGAAGCGAAACGACATCACGCAAGACCAGGTTTTGGCAGAATATGCAAAGTTAGCTTTTCTCGATCCGCGTAAATTTTACGATGAAGAAGGCAACTTAATTTCTATACACAAATTACCCGCCGATGTAGCCGCAACCCTGACAAGCATGGACGTACAGACTATATTCACCAAAGATGGTGACTCTGTTGATACTCTCAAAAAGATTAAATTTGCTGACAAAAAAGCTGCTTTAGACAGCGTAGCAAAGCACTTAGGGATGTTTATTGAAAAGGTTGAGCATACAGGCAAGGATGGTGGAGCGATAGGGTTAACAGATACATCAATTGCCCTTAAGAAACGTATACAAGACAATATTCAACCGTCTGAGAACGTCATAGAAAGTAAAACAGAAGGTAGGGAGAGGTAAGACATGGTTGAAATATTAGACACGTTATACTTTATTCTCGGGATTGTGACCTCAAAAAGTTTACATAATGAAAACACGACAACAAACACACCAGGAATACCTAAGCATTATCCAAGATGCCGGTAAGGATTTTATGTCAGCTAAGAGAGAATTAGCCAAGTCTGATCTGTTCTTTCTCTTGGTTTATATTCTCCACCGCAAAGATATAGATCGTGACTGGTTGTTTGATCGATGTAGAGAAGTGCAAAGATGGCCGGATGGTTACCTCGATTTGTGGGCCAGGGATCACTACAAGTCCTCAATCATTACATATGGGTTGACAATACAAGACATTCTCAATGACCCTGAAATCACAGTCGGTATATTTTCGTTTATCCGGCCTATCGCTAAATCATTCATGCGCCAGATTAAAAATGATTTCGAGGCAAACCAAGAACTAAAAGAGCTATTTCCTGAAATATTCTGGAATAAGCCTAAGAGAGAATCCCCTAAGTGGTCAGAGGATGATGGCATTGTGCTAAAACGAAAATCAAATCCCAAAGAAGCTACAATTGAGGCGTGGGGATTAGTTGATGGTATGCCTACCGGAAGGCATTATAAGCTGAGAGTATATGATGACATCATCACAGAGAAATCAGTAACAACACCTGAGATGATACAGAAAGTTACCCAGGCATGGGAACTGTCACAGAATTTGGGCCAAGAAGGCGGCAAGCAAAGAATGATTGGCACACGTTATCACTTTGCAGACACCTATCATGTTATCATGGAGAGAGGCGCTTTAAAGCCCAGAGAATATCCAGCTACAGAAAACGGAAAGGCTAAAGGAAAGCCAGTGTTGTTGTCGGAAGAATCTCTTGCACAAAAACGAAGAAATCAAGGCCCCTATGTTTTTTCCTGTCAATTGCTCCTGGATCCAGTTGCCGAAGAAATGCAGGAACTCAAACCAAAATGGTTACAATATTGGCCTGCTTATCATTTTGACAACATGAATCTATACCTATTTTGTGATCCAGCCGGTGAAAAGAAAAAGACCAACGATTATACAGTCTTTACAGTCTGGGGATTAGGACCGGACAATAATCTGTATGTCATAGAATGGATTAGAGACCGCATGAATCTTACTGAACGTGCTAATGTCCTCTTTGCACTACAACGAAAGTATAATCCTGATCGTGTTATATACGAAAAGTATGGTATGCAATCAGACATAGAACATTATCAGGATAGAATGAACCGCGAAAACTACAGATTCAGGATTGAAGAAATAGGCGGTCAGGTTAAGAAAGAAGATCGAATTAGAAAGTTAATACCCTTATTTGAACAAGGCAGGGTCTATCTTCCGGAAACATGTATTAGAGTTAATTTGCAAGGGAAAGCAGAGGACTTAACGCAGCTCTTTATAAAAGAAGAATACAAATTATTTCCGTTTAGTGTGCATGATGACATGTTAGATTGTATGGCAAGGATAGTTGACATTCGTACTGATAGACCTGATATAGTCAATAATTTTATGGGGTTAGATTTTAAAGACATGAGTGCAAGAAATTTAATGGCCGTGCAGGATTTTCAACGGAAACAGCAAGCAAACGATTATAACATCCTTACAGATGGGATGAGATGAGGTAAATTATGGGATTTGGAGGAGGTTCAGGAGGTTCACCACCATCGGTACCCGACCCACCACCGATGCCGCAAAAGTCAGACGTTGAAGTGCGGGAAAGAGAAAGACGTGAAAGAGAACGTCTTGCAAAAATGAAAGGTCGTAAATCAACTATAATGACCAGTTCAAGAGGCGTAGCTGAAGAAGCTGACATAGGTCGTAAGACATTATTAGGCGAATAATTATGGATGAAACCAAAGCAGGGAAAATAAGAAGACGATTCAGCCAAATGGAATCAATCCGGCAGAGTTACGAATCCTTATGGAGCGATATTACAGACTTGGTAGCTCCACGAAGGTCTAATATCTCTGGTGATGAAACACCCGGCAAGAAAAAGGGATTAAGCATTTATGACGGAACCCCACGAAGTGCATGTCAGCAGATGGCAGATGGGTTCTATGGTTATTTATGCAGCCCAACTATGCTGTGGTTTCGGTTAAAAATGGCACGTAAGGGACTTAATGAAAACCCCGAAGTTAAACAATATCTTCAGAATACAGGAGAGCAGCTTTATTACGCTTTCAATCGGTCTAATTTCTATGCCATAGCCCCTGAGTTTTTCTTTGATGGCGGCTCTATTGGCACAGCTACAATGTATGCTGAAGAGGACATAGGACAGGGTAAAATCATATTCATGTCAAGGAACCCTGGAGAGGTTTATATTTCTCCGAATAGACATGGTGAGATAGATGTTCTGTTTCGTAAGTACAAGATGACAGCCCGGAATGCAGTTGAGAAATTTGATGATGTATCCGAGAAAATAAAAATGGCGGCTAAAGTTGCGCCTGAAACTGAATTTGAATTCTTACATGGTGTTTTTCCTAATAATGATAGACAGATAGGAAAAGTTGATTCACGGAATAAAGAGTTTGTTTCGGTTTATCTTGAAGCTACTGGTAATAAAATATTAAGCGAATCAGGATATGACCAATTTCCTTATTTTGTATGGCGATTTAGAGTAGATTCAGGGGAGATTTATGGTCGAAGCCCTGCAAGTGATGCAATGGTCGAAATCTATGGTCTTAATCAAATAACAAAATCAATGCTTAGTGCATCTCAATTAGCTGTTGAACCAGCTTATAATGTTCCAAAGGAAATGCGAAACAAAGTCCGAATTAAACCAAGAGGTATGAATTATTATGACGATCCCCAAAGATCAATAACGCCTGTTCACGTGCCGGCTTCATTACCAGCAGGAGAGACACAACAAGAAAGATTACAAGGATCGATTGAAAAGCATTTTAATCTTGAATTCTTTATGTTGTTATCACGGGCAGCGATGGAAGGTCGTCAATTAACAGTTCCTCAAGTCATGGAAATGCAAGGCGAAAAAGGGGCAATGTTAGGTGCTATTGTAGGACGGCTTAATGGTGATTTTTTTGATAAGGTAATTGATAGAGTTTTCCAAATTGAAAATGATGCGGGAAGATTACCACCTGTACCTGACATTATTTATGAAACAGGTGAGACCAATATCGAAGTTGAATATATGGGGCCATTAGCTCAAGCCCAAAAACAACTTTTAAAAACACAAGGTATATTAAGATCAATGGAAACCGTGAGCCAAATAGCAACTGTGTATCCAGAAGTAAGAGATAGGATTAATTCAGATGTCATAGTTGATGAGATCCTTGACTCTATGAACTTTCCACAAGACGCTATAATCCCTGTTGAGAAGGCTAATGAAGTAAGACAAGCCAGAGCAGAGCAAGAAGCTAAAATGCAGCAAATGGAAATATTAGGCCAAGCCGCGGATAAAGTTCCTGGATTGTCAAAGAAAGTTGAAGAAGGTAGTGTTTTAGATAAGATAGCTGGTGGTGAAAATGAATGAAATTAAAGAAGCGCTTAGCAAAAATGAGCCGGTTTATGACATTGACCCAACAGATTATCGTTTGATGTTTGATAGTCCACATGGTCATAAGGTTTTAGCGCATATGTTATATGACATGCATTTTATTGAAGAAGTCGAAACCCAAGAGGAAATCTCAAGGCGTAACACACTTACAAGAATATTACATCACGCCGGGATCTTAACAGAAAAGAATATTAAACTATTAGCGCAAAAACTTTTAGAGGTAGGGAGGATAGGACATGGCAGCATTTAGCGAAGGCGGGACAATAGCGTTCAAAAGGGAACAGACTGACATTTACGATATCGATCAATATTATCGATATGAAATTACATCAACAACATCCGGAGCTATTTTGGGCGGTCTCTTTTTACGAAAGACCGAAGTTGATGCTGCTGATGATGTTCCCGATACTATTGCAATAACTAAGGCATAATCAAAAGGAGAATTAATGCCAACAGGAGTTTATCCAAGGAAGCCTTGTTCTGCGGNAACGAAGGCTAAAATAAGTAAGACTAAAAAAGGAAAGCCTTGGACTAAAGCACAAAAAGAGGCTCATATATTTGTTAAACGTCCAATGTCTCCGAAAATGAGACAGCATTTAATAAAGATGATATGGGCAAACATTGGTGTAAAACGTAGCAAAGAAAGTATAGAAAGATTAAGCAAGGCAGCAATACAAAGATACACTTCAATAGAAGAAAGAATAAAAGCAAGAAAGAGGTCTTTAGGAAAAAAAGGAAATAATTGGCAGGGTGGGAAAACTTCAACTAATAAATCACTAAGAAACTCTATGA